TTATATAACTGATTGGAACAAATTCAACATAGTTTGATTAACGATTCTAGATTCCTTTTGTTCCATTTCATCTAAGACATGTGAATATGTTTGTAGTGTAATTACAATATCTTTGTGGCCAAGTCTTCTTGAAATGTATTTTATATTAACGCCATTGTATAAGAGTATAGATGCATGTGTATGGCGTAATGAATGACATGTTATCGGTTTAACATTGCATCTTGCGCAAATCTTTTTAAGAACTTTGTTTACAGCGTTATTTGTTATAACTTCCATTTGATTATTAATAAAACACAAGTTTTTAGTATTCCTTAAACCTGTTTTCAGAGCATGTTCTTTTTGGTGTTTTTGTAAATCTTTTAACATACTCACTGTTTCCTTATCAATTGTTATTGTACGTACAGATTGATAATTTTTAGTGTTACCAAAGTCATTCTTATCACGATAATCCCACGTCTTATTGATTGTAATTGTTCTTTCTTCTATGTTTACACAGTCCCATGTCATCCCCATTATTTCACCAAATCTTGCCCCAGTGGCTATGGCAAAAAGAATTATATATCTTGAAATGTATTGTGTTGTTAAATTTGTGCGTAATTCATCCACTATTTTTTTCATCTCTTCTTGATTGATAAACTTTAATTCTTCTGATTTTGTTTCATTCTCTCCATGTATAATAGCTTTGTAAGTAGGATCTCTATGCAAAATTCCATCTTCAATTGCATATTTTATACATGCTTTAACACAGTTATGTTTTTTCTTGACGGTCATTTTAGCACGTTTTTTAGATAATTCATTTAAAAAGTTTTGATATAAAACTCTATTTAAGTCTTTCATACGGACACCAATAAAATGCTCTTCGACTAATTTTACAGATTGTAAAAGGTTTTTCTCATGCGATAGACTATGTTTTCCTTTTTTATATACCTCAAACCATTCTCTCATATACTCGGAGAATAGTTTATCTTCTGCATTTAAATTATGTCCACGACTTATTTTTTTTCTAATTCACTTGCTGCAATTGCTGCTTCTTTTTTGGTCGAGAATCCACCTTGGGTTTTTGTTTTGTATTTATCTCCATCTTTATAAGAAACGCGATACCTCCAACCAGTTGCTCTTTTTTCAAAACTTGCCAAGTTTTTCTCCTCCATTCAAAATAAAATTCACTAAAACTTTTGAATGTTTATATGTGTATCAGTTAAGAAATGAACTAAGTAATTTTTATGATAAAAAGATACTCCTTTTGTCATCCGGATATATTCAAATGCATCTATAACACAAGCCGTTGTAACTTCAAGTTCTTCTGCTATATCCCAAGGTGTTTGGATGCCTTTTTCATAGCATAGTATTAAAGCATCAATTGTAACAATTCGGAGGCAGCCTATTTTTCGGGCTTGGAATTCTTGCTGACGTTCGGTAATAGTTTCCTGTCTAATTATATTACCTATGCCTTTCTCAAAGTGAGCTATTTCCTCACTAACTGTTACGTACTTTTCTGCAATGGTTTGATTAAGATTATTATTGATATATATTTCACTACCAACACAAAGTCCACTTAACCCATTAGGCATCTCATTATTAAAGTTGAAAGTTATTTCTGGATATTGTGCTATAAGTGTTTTCAACTTGTTCATATAAATGCTCCTATTTTCTTTTACTTTTAACAAAATTAATGAAGTCCATTACCTCTTGTAGTTCTTCTTTGCTTAGATTATCTTCCATGTGAGCTGCGATTACCATATGAGGATCATCTTCTGTTTCCTGATCCTTGTTTATAGTGATAATCCCTGATACATCATCATCAGTAATTCTTTCTCCTTTTTCCAGCTTTTCTGCTATCGTAAAGAAACTTTGGGGACTTACCTGTAATGCCTTTGCATAATTTTGTATATCTAATTCATCAAGTGTGCTATTTCTATTTTCATGACCAGATATGGTGCTTTGTTTATAACCAGTAATTTTTTCTAAATCTTTTTGAGTCATTCTTCTGTATTTACGTAAATATTTGATCGCTGGACCCAGAATATTTTTTTTCAATTTCAAGTGACCTCCATCCATTGATACGATAAGGATAGTATACTCTAAAATAACGCGTGATACAATAATAATATTGCGTATCATAATATTGTTTCTGTATATAGCTTGAATAATATCGAGATGTGCGATATTATTTGGTCATCGGATAATTCGGAGGTGACACAATGACTGTTAAAGAAGAAATTAGAAAGAAATATTTAAAACCCAAACGAATTTTAAAAAGAGAAAGAATGGCATGTGATATCACGATTGCAGAAATGGCAATTGCATTGGGAATCAATAGAGACGCATACTCTGCGAAGGAAAAAGGGAAATTTTCATTTTCGGATTATGAGATGCAAGTTATTAAAAAAAAGTTAGGCTTACCAATTGAGTATCTTTTTTTTATAGATTAATATCGAGTATCTCAATATTTTAGGAGGGCTTTATGTGGAAAAAGAAAAAACATGGTGGGAAATGAAAGATTTAAAAAAAGCTACTGGATATAGTTATGGTTGGTTAACACAAAATATTCTTTACAAACCTTGTTATAAGAAAATATTGGATATTAACAACGGTGGTTTTGTTTATTATCCAGAGTCTAGAGGGAAAAAGTGGTTGTTTATAGCTGATAGAATGCAGGAGTTTCTTGAGAAGCATTTTAATCAGATTGTAAGTAAATAAAAGCAAGTTAATTTACATATATCCATTAAATCAATAAATCTTAAGGAGAGTGAGAAGCATGAATGGAGTACTATTAGCAACACGAATTATGAAAGGGCATGAAGTCGTTAAAAAATGCGCAGAAGCAAGAAATAACCCTTTACTATTAGAAGCTATGGAATCAGAAGCAAAACGTAAGTTATATGAAATGAACCGTAAGGTTTCAAATCGAAGACCAACTATGAAAAGTCAAGGGTGAAATCCAATGAAAATATTTGATGTTGTTTCAGAAAAAAGGCAAACCAAATAAACCTTAAGAAGTTAAAAAAATGAAAAGGTTATCTTTCGGGTGTATGATGAGGAATCTCGTAAGGTTTATTATTTTTCAGAACGGCATAGATAATGTAACACAACTTTCTAGCTACAGCTCCAATACAGACGTAATAATGTTTTCCTTGAGCTCTCTTTTTTTCATAAAAGGCTTTTAAAACTGGATCGCTCCGATATCCTGAAATGGCGGCTTGAAATAATGCCCGTCTAAGGTGAGAGGAACCGCGTTTAGACATGCTACTTTTCGATGCTTCGTATTGCCCTGATTGAGAGATAGAGGCATCAATTCCTGCATAAGCAACAAGTTTAGCGGGTTTATCAAAACGATGAATATCACCAATTTCACTTAAAATAGTGGCTCCTAAAATGGAGCCAATTCCAGGGATGGTCGTGATAGGGGTATTCAGTTCAACTAAGTACTCACCCATTTGTTGTTCACAATGTTTAATTTGCTCTTCAATAAATTTAATTTGTTCGAGTAACATTTTTAATTGAAAAGAAAAAGCATCTTTACAAAATGTCACACCAAAGGATTGTGAAGCGATTTGAAGGAGATGTTTTGCCTTATTTTCGCCAATCTTCTTGCGACTAGCTTTTTCCATCATTTCAGTTAATTGATCTACGGAGACATGTTCAAAATCACTAGGGGTAGTATATTCCATTAAAACTTCGGCAGATGTTTTGCCAAAAATATCAGAGAATACCGTATGGTATTCCGGAAATGTCTGATCTAATACCACAATAGCTTTTCGTTTTAAATCACTCACGCTATGTACAAGGGAGCTTCTGAAACGACTCAATTGTTTTAATGCCAGCATGGTTTCATTAGCTAAAGGTGTCTCTGTAAATCGTCCAAAGCGAATCACGTCTGCAATTAAGGTTGCGTCAATGGAATCAGTCTTACGTTTTCTAATTTCTGTTCCTTTTCTCCAAGCATTTGTCTGAAGGGGATTTAAAACAATGACAGAAAATCCCTTCTCTAAAAGAAAGGAATAGAGAGCTAACCAGTAGTGTCCAGTCGCCTCCATTCCGATTAATACATCAGTAGGGGTGTCGACGTATTGATGTATCCAATCTAAAAGTTTATTTCCACCCTCTGTATGATTTTGAAATGAAATAGGTTTTGTTAGTGTTTTTCCTGTCTGATCAATAATGGAAGCATAGTGCTTGAATTTGGCGATATCAATACCGATATAATACATGAGATTCACTCCTTATTTCATAAATGTGAGATAGCCGTGTATCCTCCTATCTAATAAGCGTTACTGCCTCGTAAGAGATACGAAGAATGACCAGTGGTCATCAACATCCAACTCATTCGTAAACCACTTATTAGACAGAGGCACCAGTCTTCAGGACGAATACAAGGATTCAGGGAGGTGGTCGGTGACACTCTATCTACAAGTAAGAGTATTCTTACTACAGTTAAAATACCCTTGGGTTTATAGGTAAATCCCTTTCCTAAAAACCTAACTTCATCATACGAGGGAGGTGAGTTAATTGAAGGAAGTAACATTAGTTTTTAAATCAGGTGCTAAAGCAAGTTTTACAGTAGAACAATTTAAAACATTTAAAAATAGTTTTGGATTTTTATCAGGAATTGAATATGAAGGTGCTACTGGAAAGGTACCATTGCACATTGGTGTGAGTAATATCGATGCAATATTTGTGGAAGACATTATTGAAGAGGAATCTAAGGAGCCAGATCAACCAATTGAAGATTTCTATGGTTGTGAAATTAAACAAGATGATAAGTATTTTATGTTTGGCCAGGATGCCGTACTTGAAGGAAATCAAACGAATTACTTAATTGCGGAACAAAGTGTTGAATGCTTTCGAGCTGCATAAAAGGAGAAACCGCCAGTTGGGGCTGACGGCCTAATAAAAACACATGTTGAGGTCATTATAGCATGAAATGAATGCATGTAAAGGAGTGAACGATCATAATTGAAAATCTAATGATTATAGGAAATCCAAATGATTCAGCGATAACGAATGTTATGGGGCATTGTGCGAGTTGCAATAAGGAAATCTACTGCGGTGAAGAGTACTTGGATTTTGAAGGTGATTGTATACACAATTCAACAGAATGCGTTAAGGAATACGTTGTTGTACATTCTACCCAAAAGATAGCAGGTGAATGAAATGAACTTACAACAAAAGATTGAAAGTGAGATAACCATTTTAAGGCGTCTAATTGATCGATACAAACGTTGTGATGATTCGGAATCCATTTGTATGGTGATTGCCTATGAATATGGATTGCAGATGTTGATGGAAGTATATGAAATGAGTAAACAAAAAGAGGTGCTGCCGTTTTGAATGGTGGAATTGAAGAACTAGAAAAGTCATTAAGTGTGGAACAACGAAGGTTAAGTGAACACAAAAGAGAGTTAGAAAGGCTAATAGAAAAGAAACCGATTGTGGAACAAAATATTTGGAACACAGAAAGTAAAATTTTTGATTTGGAAGCTTCTATTTTTGTTTTGAAAAGCATGGCGAAGGAGTGAATCAATTGGAAATCACAAACGGTGCTGCCATTACCAAAAGTAAAAAAGCAAAAATTATTATCTATTCAAAGCCAGGTAACGGTAAAACAACAGTTGCTGGATTGTTACCAGGCAAAACATTAGTCTTGGATATTGATGGGACAAGCCAAGTTTTAGAAGGATATGAAAATGTAGATGTAGCTAAAATTGATGGTGAAAATCCACATGATAGCATCCTACAATTTTATGCATTAGCAAAAGTAAATATCGCTAAATACGATAACATCTTTGTTGATAATTTAACGCATTACCAAAAGTTATGGCTACTTAAAAAAGGTGAAAATACGAAAAGTGGTATGCCGGAATTAAAGGATTACGCTTTACTAGATAATCATCTTCTAAAGGTAGTAGAAACGTTTAACTCATTAGATGCAAATATCATTTTCACAGCTTGGGAAACAACAAGAGCTATTATTCATGATGATGGGCAGCAATATACACAATTCATTCCGGATATTCGGGATAAGATCGTGAATCACATTATGGGAATCGTTCATGTTGTTGGTCAATTAGTGAAAAAGGCAGATGGTACAAGAGGTTTTGTTTTAGAAGGTAATCAAAGTGTATTTGCTAAGAACCATCTCAATGCGCGAAAAAGCTGCATACAAGAAGAATTAATAGCGCCATCCACAAACTAAAATACAGGGGGAAATAAATCATGAGTTTCTTTAAATTTGATGAATCAAATGCAAGTACAGGGTTTGAATTAGTTGCTGAAGGTAAATATGAAGCGGTCATTGTAAATGCAGAAGCGGGTAGAACGCAAGCCGGTAAGCCAAAACTATCTGTAGACTTTGAAATTCGTAGTGACGTACCGCAGAATCATCAAGGAGTGAAAGTACTCTATAACACATTTACGTTTGAACATGAGGTTTCTGTGAAAATCGTTAACTCATTATTAAAAGCATGTGGATTTCATAATAACCATGTCTTTACTTCACCAGAAGATATGGCGAAACAATTACTTAATAAAAATGTGAAAATCACAGTAAAACATGAAGAATACGACAAGGTTGTGGATGGCCAAAAACAAAAGCGTACGGCAGCAAAAGCAAAATATTATGACGTGTCGGACGTAAATCCGATAACCAGTGATCCAGCAGTAACGGTGGGCGATGACATGTTACCGTTCTAAATAATTACATAGAGAGGCTGGTATGTGCCGACTTCTCTTTTTTATACCCTAAAAGGCAAGTGGGAGGAAAAAATGAAAAAGAATCCATACAATTTCAACGAAATTCCAACAGAATTAAAGGCTCTTCCGCAATGGATACTTTGGCGAAAAGAGAAAAAAGATGGTAAGGCAACTAAAATTCCCTATCAAGTTACAGGGGAGATGGCGCAGGCAAATAATAGACGTACTTGGTCAACGTTTGCAACAGCGGTCAAGTTTTACTTAGAAGGCAATTACGACGGTATAGGTTTCGTATTTAGTAGACAAGACAATTACATCGGAATCGATATTGATAAGTGTGTTGTGGCCGGAAAAACAAATACTTTTGCAACAGAAATTATCGATACAGTAGACAGTTATACAGAGTTTTCACCATCAGGAAAAGGTATCCACATCATTATCAAAGGGAACCTTCCACAATCTGTTTTAGGTACTGGAAGGAAGAATACCAAGCATGGTTTAGAAATTTACTCATACGGACGATTCTTCACATTCACTGGAAATCGAGAAAATTCTAATAATGTGTATGATCGTACGGATGAATTAGCAGAAGTGTTTGAACAGTATTTCGATGATAGTGACATACAAGGTCGCGTGAATTTAGCATCATTTGAAAAAGATGAAATCAAAATTTCAAATGATGCTTTATGGGAGAAAATGTTCCGTAGTAAAAATGGCGATGAAATTCGCTCATTATACAGTGGAAGCCTAATTAATAAAGATCATTCGGCAAGTGACCTTTCTCTATGTAACCATTTAGCATTTTGGACAGGGAAATCAGCAACACGAATGGATTCCATGTTTCGTGAGACGAGCTTAATACGTGATAAATGGGACGTTATCCATTTCAGAGATACAAACGAAACATATGGGGAAAGAACGATAGCAACGGCTATTTCATCTAGTGCTCCCACAATTCTAGATTATAAGCAACCATTCGATGAATTTTCATTTGATTTTATAAGTGAAGATGTAGCTGAAGTTGTGGAAGACAAACCAAAAAGGAAATTTAAACTAACGGAACTTGGAAATGCGGAACGTATTGCTTACGAATATGGCCATGTAATTAAATTCATTCATGATATCGGTTGGTATATATGGGATGGAAAACGATGGAGAGTGGATACGAAGAAAGAAATTGAAAGAATTACAGCAAAAGTTCTCCGAGGTCTTTTTCAATCAGAAGATGAATCAGAAATAAAATGGGCACGTATGTGTGAGCGGAGAAACGTTCGCATGAATAGTATCAAGGACCTGATGCCATTGGTTCCAGGGGCTCGTGAAGATTTTGATAGGCATACCTATTTATTCAATGTCGAAAATGGAATAGTAGATTTACAGACAGGGCAGCTTCGTCCGCATGATCGGGAGGTATATCTATCGAAAATCACCAATGTTACATTTGATGAGCAAGCGAAATGTCCAGAGTGGATGAAGTTTTTAGAACAAATTTTTCAGGGGAATCAAGAGTTGATGGAATATATGCAACGATTGATTGGCTATTCTCTTACTGGAAAAATTGCCGAGCAAATCATGGTCTTCTTAATCGGTGGAGGTTCCAACGGAAAATCAACTTTTATCAATATCATTAAGGACCTTATGGGTGATTATGGAAGACAAGCGAAGTCCGATACTTTTATCAAGAAGAAAGAAACAGGAGCGAATAATGATATTGCTAGGTTGGCTGGGGCCCGGTTTGTATCCGCCATCGAAAGTGAAGATGGGGAGCAACTCTCAGAGACATTTGTCAAGCAAATAACAGGTGGTGAGCCTGTATTAGCAAGGTTCTTAAGACAAGAGTTTTTCGAGTTCATACCTGAATTTAAAGTTTTCTTCACTACAAATCATAAGCCGGTTATAAAAGGTGTGGATGAAGGGATTTGGAGACGTATTCGTTTGATTCCATTCAATCTACAGCTACCTAAAGAAAAACGTGATAAGAAATTGCCAGAAAAACTAAGTCTTGAAATGCCAGGCATACTAAATTGGGCGATTGAAGGTTGTTTGAAGTGGCAGCAGTCAGGTTTAAATGATCCGGCGATTGTTAGGAAAGCCACAGGTGATTACAAAGAAGAAATGGATATACTTGGTCCATTTATGTTTGAGTGTTGTTTTAAAAGAGATGACGTTCAATTGGAAGCAAAAAAATTATATGAAACGTATGCGAATTGGTGTTTTAGAAATGGTGAGCATCAATTAAAAAATAGGGCATTTTATCGGATTTTGGAAACGCAGGGTTTTAAAAGAGAGCGTGGCAACAGAAATAAGTATTACATCAAAGGTGTTACTTTAATAGACCGAAATAATACTGATAAGCAATCAAAGTTACTGGAAAACGAAGAAAATAGTGAGAATGTTACTAAAAGTAACAAATTTAAAATCTCATAAAAAACCTTATGTATCAAGGGTTAAAGATGCTTTTTATATTCTTTTTGTTACTTTTGTTATTAAATATTACCTTCTAAAAAAATAATATATATATTCTATTAGGAGCCTACAAGGAATTTTTAGATAACACCAATAACACGAAACACTTCAATCCCTTGTGGCTGTAAGTCTTGTGACGTGTTACTAAATGAAAAAAAGCGTGATTTATGGTGTTTTTTGAGTGGGAAAAGGTCATTTTAGTAACAGGCTGGGTAATGGAGGTGGGTTATTATGAAAAAGTTTATAGAAGAAAATACCGAACGAGATATTAAAAGTTTTGAGTTAACTGATGACTTATATAAACGTTATTTGAAATATTGTGAAACGTATGATTTGGAATCTATTAGTAGAAGAAGCTTTAGTTATCAATTGAGTAAAGAACGAATCGGAGCATACCACAAGTTTAGAAATAAACCAGCAAGGTGGGGAGTGAAACTACTGCCATGCAAGTATTGAAAATTGTATCAGATATTTGGAAAGCGGGTGCGGATATTTATTTGGATCCGAGCGATGACCGAATGGGAATAACGAGACAAAACTTAATCTCAACGGAAGTGATGCAAGCTGCAGAACAACATTTTCAGGAAATCCATACATGGTTTCAATCCTGGAAGAATGAAAGTGTCGAGGACATCACCATGTTGAAGATTTTGTATCAATTCTGTGGATGGCAGCATAATCAAAAATTACATGACTGGTTACGAGCTGATGTAGATTCCTTACAACTCTTTTATGACTGGACGATTGTACTTGCGGAGAATGGTTGGACAGACATCTATGAAGACTATCGTCCATTTAAAAATGATAAATCGGTTGTAATGTCAAGAAAGATATATGAACGTGCGGTTATACATGTGAAGAAAGGAGTATGGAATTAATCAGTTATCGTTATACAGACACGGAAATACACAACATTCTTAAAACACTCACGATTGTAATTGATACTCGTGAAAACGTAAATGGCCATATTCGCGATTATTTACATCAAAAGGGAGTCCCTATGAAAAATCAAAAATTAGATACAGGTGATTATGGTTACATGATTCCGAAAAATGAAGAACTGGGAATACCTCGTGATATCTATTTAGATAGCCGAGTAGAACGAAAGGCCCACATGGATGAGATCACAGGGAACTTACAAAAAAATACGCAAACAGCGTTTGAAAATGAATTGATTCGTTCAAAGGACATTCCATTCACTCTAATTGTGGAGGACCTACATGGATACGAAAAGATGCTACAAGGGAAGTATCATTCCAAATACAATCCACTAGCGTTACTGGGAAGGCTAAATACATTTAAAGCAAAGTATGGCTTTGAAATTGTGTATTTGGATAAAAAATTCAGTGGGAATTGGATTTATCATCATTTTTATTATCAAGCGAAATATTATCTTAAAACGGGCATTTTTTAATTTTGGGGAGAAACATGGATAAGCGTATTTATAAAGAAAGAGCCCTGAAGTAAAGGGCTCTCGAACCAGTGTATACCTACAATTACTAATAATATATGCTTAGCTTTTGTAAATGGTTAATTAAACCAAAAAAGATATTGAAATCCAGATGCAGACTTCAATAACTTTCGGAAAAATTAGTGTAATCAGACTTTTTCGGCTGAGTAAATTTTTTTATAGTGTATGTTCATCTTTAAGAAAAGGTTCATTGAACCAAAAAGAGCAACTAACAAAAGTTAGATGCCCAAGTGTAAAGAAGAAGCAAATCGGAAGGTAACTCAATGACCTTATGTGTATAGTATGGGCAAGCACAATTATTTTATACATAAGTGGAATGAAAAAATGGTTATAAATACCCAAAATAGTCAAAGCTAATTTTAATACAAACGATATTTTTATGGAAAGAGGAATGGATATGAAAAAATACAGACCTAGTATGGGAAAAGCGAATGTGGTGGAAGGTGAAACGCTACTGTTTCCATTTAGAACATTATCAAATGAAATTTCAAAAATAATAGGTGAAGTAGTGTCATTTGATAAAACCAGTGATGGTTTGGAATATATAGAGGTGAACGTAGGCGATAAAAGAATCAAACGATATGTAATTTAGTCAATCATTCATTTCCTATGAAAAAGGAGCTATATAATGAGGAAATTCAGCGTTTAAATATATTCTCAATACCATAGTTCTGTGGACGATAAAATGTCTAAAAATGTGTGAAACCAGTTTATAAAACAATTCATCAGTTTTGAGATGAAATCAAAGGGGGAGAAAACAATGAAAAAGGATACGAAACGTAAGGTTAGGAAGGCAATTGCTCGTAGAGGTAAGTTAGTAGAAAGATATCGTGTTGAAACAGCGTGGAGAAACATATTTGTACAAGCTGGCATCTTAAAATAAGTGAGGTGGCATACACATTGCTAGAATGGTTAAAAGGTTATCATAAGTTAGAAGATGAAATTATCTATTTAGAAAGTGATTTAGATAGAAGCAAGAAAGAGTTAAAACGTTGGATATATAGTGACTTGCAAGAAGTGCGATTAACTGAAGGGGCAGAAGGAGGAAAGCTTGAAGATCGTATTGCTGTACGTGAACATGACCTAGCTCATAAGATGAATGACATGTACGAATTAAAGAAAGTGATTCAATCATTCAAAGGATTAGAACATAAGATTATGTATGGTAAGTATGTGGAGGGTAAGACATTGGAAAAGCTTGCTGAAGAATTAGACTACAGTCCGCGTTATATCTATAATAAACATGCGCAAATAAAGCGAATGATTGAATATGCTCAAAAGCTAGGTTAACAAAACATTAAGTTCACTTCAGTTCATGTTAACTATTGCAAAAAGGAGTTATAGTAATAACATAAAGAATTGACGAAAAGATAGCTGGTCTACAGTTGTTCTTTCATCATGTCAAAAAACGAGTATTGGTGACAGAGGCAGTACTCGTTTTTTGAAACTGATAGTCTACTATTATTGTTATGAGAGTAAGTCCTAAATAAATAATAGTTTGACAAGAAGGATTTCAAGATAATATATGTACAATAGATAAAGATTGTTACCAAAAAACTAATTAATTTTGTTGGATTTACCAAATTTCAGACATAATCGGAATGCCGAATCATACATTTATAGGGAACAGTTACAATTCCTCTTTACGAGAGGGCACTTATCTGGAGGGGAGTGCCCTCTTTCGTATGCCAAAATTAGAAGATGCATATGTCGTGAATAAGGTAAGGTTCGATAACAGTGGTGAATGGATATTAAAATATCACGTACCGCATTATATAATTCATTTCAAAAGGAATGAAAAATGCAAATGCAATGTATGGCAGGTCATGTGGAGTATAAATTCGCATGATGCATTTTTCATCCTTTATAGAAGAAGGACAAACGTATTTGGTTATATAATCGTGTGTGGAAACAAAGGGGAATTCATACAAACACAATATCATCTGTCCTTCTTCCATTCTTACTATGTGCTAATATTTGGTTTTTTATACCAATGAAAATGAGTTGCAATAAAAAAAAGAGGCGAAGGAAATCGCCTCTGTTGTACATGTAAACCAAAAACATAAGAGAGTAAGATATGTATTGTATTCTACGTTTGGTGTTAAATACCTTTTTTATTTTGATTTTTTCTTTCATTATGTAAAAAAACGAGTACCGGTGACGGAGTACCCGTTTTTTAGAAATTTACCGTGTTAAGGAAGGTGCTCAAGATACTATATGTAAATATTGTTATTTGTAACCAAAATTAAAAATAAATTTGGTTTATATAACTAAAAAAATACAGAAAGTTAACAATGTGAAGTTTATGTAAGGAATCACAAATGCATAGTGTTAAAAAAATTGGTTTAAAGAAAATGTATAAGGATTGAATAAAGGGATATCTTATGTAAACTAAATAAACATTGATATAACAGTTGGTTCTTGATTTATCTACTAAAAATAAATAATGTTATAGGAAGTCACTTTGTATATTTAATTCATTTTTATGCATAAATTAAACTCATCTGTGATAAGGACACGCTTGTCTATTTATTTACATACGATATAGAAGAAAATCGTAAATTGTGACACACCTTAGTAAGACTCAAAGGGAGGACTATATTATTATGTTTTTCTCAAACCTATGTGGAGTAGAGGAAGTTCCCGCAGTAGAAACAATGGCTCGAGGAAAGGCATATTTTGTATTAAGTCAGGATAATCGTAGTTTAGAGTTTAAATTGAGATTATATGCACTAGATCAGATAACAATGGGGCATCTACATTTAGGTCCAAAGGGGACCAATGGTCCTGTTGTGGGGTTTTTATTTGGACCAATTGAAAACCTATTTCAATAGAATATGCTATTTTTACAGGAGAAATTACTCAAGCTAATTTAGTTGGTTCATTAGCAGGTCATTCGTTAAGGGATCTTGTAAATGAAATTAATGTTGAAAATATTTATATTAATGTTCGTACTATTCAACATCCTAGTGGTGAGATTCGTGGTCAGTTATCTTCTTGTTGTTGCTGATTCTATAAGAGATAGTCTTTCAATAGTAGCAAAAGCGAGGGAGTGTCATGTGAAATAAGGAAGCATCCATCTGGGTGCTTTTTGTTGTGTGCCAGGCATGGCAACTGTCTAGGTGGTGAAAGTCCACTATGGGGGTACACATCGACCAACCATTAAGGAAGCGCAAGGTGCTTACCGTGAGGTGGGGGCTGAAGGAAGCGTGGAATAAAATCTTGGCTCGACGAACAGAAATCTGATACGAAGGCTCTATAAAGGGATAAGACTCCAATTCAAGTTAAAGTCCAAATAGATGTGCGTAACTTTGTAGAGTAAATCAGGCGAGTAAAAGAGGAAAGATAGTTGTCTTACCCTGGGAGATCTTGCGGATGTACTAACAGTACAGTCGAAAATGGTTAGCCGCGAGAAGTCAGCCGAAGCCATAGTAGTGAACTAAGTTCATGAAGGGCTGAACAGTTTATAGTGTTTCAACGCCACGAATGCGTAAGTGACCTACTCTGAATGTGTTAATGGTAGAAAGTATGAGCGTATCTCAAAGGATAACCAAAACAGAGGTATCACTTATTACGTGAGGGGGAAAGGAGAAACGAGTGTGGAACTTTTAGAAACAATATTAAGTAATCAAAATATGAATGAAGCCTACTTACGCGTGTATAAAAACAAAGGTGCAAGTGGAGTTGATGGCGTAACAGTCGACGAACTAAAGCAATATCTGAAGGAGAACAAGGACGAACTACGTCAGCGCATTAGAACAAGAAAATACCAACCACAAGCTGCCTTAAGAGTGGAAATCCCAAAAGAGAATGGCAAGATGCGCAAGCTGGGAATACCAACAGTAGTGGATAGAGTCGTTCAACAAGCCATTCATCAAATACTTAGCCCGATATTTGAAAAGCAGTTCAGTGAATTCAGTTATGGCTTTAGACCAAAAAGAAGTTGTGAAATGGCAATTGTTAAAAGTTTGGAGTTTCTAAATGCTGGATATGAGTGGATAGTGGATATTGATTTGGAAAGATTCTTTGATACAGTTCACCACGATAAATTGATGCGAATTATATCTAACACAATAAGCGACGGAGATGTAATTTCTCTCATAAGAAAGTACTTAGTCAGTGGGGTTATGGTGAATGGAAAATATGAAGAAACATCAGTCGGAACTCCGCAAGGAGGTAATCTCAGCCCTCTTTTAAGCAATATTATGCTGAATGAACTGGATAAGGAACTTGAAAGTAGAGAACTCCAATTTGTGAGATATGCCGACGACGCTCTTATCTTTGTGAAAAGCGAGAAAGCGGCGAGCAGAGTGATGAAATCAATCGTGAGATTTATAGAAAAGAATCTAGGTTTGATAGTCAATACGGAAAAGAGTAAAATCTCTCGGCCAGAAGATTTAAAATTTTTAGGCTTTGGATATTATTACAACTCTAAGGATGAGAGATATCAAACGAAACCACACCCAATCTCAGTACAGAAACTTCAAAGAAAGCTTCGACAACTGACAAAACGAAACTGGAGCGTTCCGCTAGACTATCGAATATTGAAACTAAAACAAGTTATATTTGGATGGGTAAATTACTTCAGGATTACAAATATGAAAGGCGTTATGAAGCAAGTAGATAAGAAGCTTCGCTCCAGAATTAGAGTGATTATTTGGAAGCAATGGAAAATACCGAAGAAGCAAATCAAATCGCTTGTTCAATTAGGGATTCCGGAGGAAGAAGCGAAGGGATTAACCTACTGTCGAAAGGGCTACCGATATATAGGATTATCGAAAGTCGTTCAAAGGGCTATGTCAAATCAAAGACTAAAGAAGAGGGGCGTTCCTTCTTCTCTAGAACGCTATCTAAAAGTTCGCACTGCAATATAAACTGAACCGCCGTATACGGAACCGTATGTACGGTGGTGTGAGAGGGGCGAGAATAAATTAATTTATTTTCCCTCTACTCGATTTGAAATGAGGTGGTCAAAGTGGAAGGATTACAAGAAGTAAGAAGTGATGTTCAAGAAATAAAGCAAGATATTAAGGACATTCGCTTAGAGATTAAAAGTTTAGAAATGCGGACGACAGGTAACGAGAAAGACATTATCAATATCAATAAGCAATTAGATAAGATTAGCGCTAATACTACCTGGATCTTGCGACTTATTGTAGGTGGAATTATAGGCGCAGCACTCACTTTCTTAATGAAAGGAGGTGGTATGTAATGTTTGAAATTACTGTAATGATTGGAATTATAGTTGGTATTTCACAGATTGGAAAAACAATTGAATTACAAACAAAATATGTTCCGTTACTAAATTTAACGCTTGGCATTGTGCTAGGCGTTTTATTTTTGGGCGGAGATATCAAAACAAATGTATTTCAAGGAATCATCATTGGACTGTCAGCAAGTGGATTATTTGACCACACAAAAATTATAAAAAAGGATGTTGATGCTAAATGAAAAAGACAGTGAAACATATTACCTCGTTCCTTATGATTCTAGTACTTGCTGTTTCTTTTGCTACAAGTGCTTTTGCTGATAGAACACTTATTATCCCTGATCTACCAAAACAACCATACCGTTATGGTGTAGGTGCTTATGAGGGCGTTGTAGCACATTCTACAGCAACTGCAGAAGCTCCAGCTATTAACATTCAAAAATATGAGTCTCGTACATGGAGAAATGCATTTGTTCACTATGCAGTCGATTGGGACGAAACAATCCAAATTGCTGATACAAAATACATTGCTTATGGTGGCGGTCCTGCTGCTAATAAACGATTTGTACATGTAGAGTTATGCGAAACAGCGGACTACACAAAATTCAAACGCAGCTATGACAAATACGTTAAGTTACTAGCTAAAATCTTACGTGACCGTGGATTATCTGTAGAAAAAGGATTGTGGACACATAGCGATGTAACTCATTACCTTGGTGGTACGGATCATGAAGATCCAATTGATTATTTAAAGTCTCATGGCGTTTCAGAGGCTCAATTTAGAGCAGATGTACAACGAGCATATAATTCTAGCGTGGATGTTTCTGTCCCTGAAAAGCCATCTAAACCAGCAGAAGTACCCACAGCAGTAACAGACGGTATCGCCTATATTGAAGGTTACAACGTTAACTTACGTAAAGGACCAGGTACAAGCTATTCTAAAGTTCGTCAACTAAACAAACCAGAATCTTATATTGTGTGGGCTGAAAAAGATGGCTGGTTAAATCTAGGTGGAGAACAATGGATTAAGAACGATCCATCCTATGTAAAGTTTAGTAAGAAAAGCATTGTGGATGCTTCAATTGTAGGTAAGCGCGTGGTTTCAAAAGTTAACAATCTACGTTTCTATGATGCTCCATCTTGGCAGGATAAAGATGTGGTTGGCTCTGTAGATACAGGATTAGGATTTACAATTGATGCGAAAATAAATGTAAATGGTTCTCCGCAATATAAAGTGCACAATAGCAAGGGGGAAACATACTATATAACAATAAATGCAGCCTATGTGTATGTGAAGTAA